CGACCGCTCTTTGTTGCTAAGATATTTGGAGAGTTCCCTAAGAACGCGGTCGATACCTTGTTCCCTCTCGGACAAATTGAGCAAGCCCAGAAACGCATCGGCTCAACCCACGGCACTAGACAGTGGGGGCTTGATGTTGCCCGTATGGGGTCGGATAGCTCCGTTCTCAAATATCGGCGGGGCGAAAGACTAGAATACTCTCAAGAGTTCTTTAAGTTCGATACTGAGGAGTTGGCTGATTGGGCTTTCTTTACTATTAATAAAGTAGATAGTACTGCTCCGGTCGCGGTCGATGCCGTAGGTATTGGTGCGGGTGTAGCTGATAAACTCCGGCGGCGAAAGTTGAATATCTTTGAATACTCCGGCTCTGGTGCCAGTTGTGACGAGGATTGCTTCAACCAACGGTCAGAGTTCTATTGGCACCTTAGTAACCTCTTCCGCAAAGGCAAAATCCACGGGAAGGGTATTGATGAAGACACTAAGGAAGAATTAAGTGCTATGAAGTATGAAATACCCAACGGCAAGGTAAAGGTAATGAGGAAAAAGGATATAAAGAAGATAATCAACCGCTCACCTGATAAAGCGGATGCTTTGATGCTTTGTTACGCGCCTATTGACAATATGAGTGCTGTTGATGATATAATTATACCCACAACGGATGAAAGTAAGCAAAAGCCGAATGAACAAGGGGTAGACCATTGGTATCCGGCATAATGATGGAAAGGGGAACGATGTTAATAGAAACAGCGCTTAGTAGGCTAACTAGGTCGGCATGGAAGATGTTTAGAATAGAACACGATACCAAGGAAGTTGTTGAGGCAGGCGTACAGGTATTAGTTGGGCATGACGATTGGAACGAGATTATAAAAGCAATACATTTTGCTCAACAAGAAGTGTTGAAGAAAGACACGGGAGAGTAGATATGTTAAGAAGCGTCAAAGAACTAATAGAGGAAGAGCGTACAGACTTGGGAGATTGGGAAACCCTTGCTTACCTATTGGAAAAGCTAGATAGAACAGATAGAGAGGAAGGGCCGGTAGGTATGCCTCCCTATCTTAAACGGATATTGGCAGCCTACAGACGAGAACAAGGGGGAGATTAGGCTTCGAGCCGGTGAAGGCTTAAAGAGCAACCGGTGACCGGGGTTCGATTCCCCGCTCCTCCACCAGGCCCAGGGCATCGCTACCTAATAGGGCAAGCAGTTAAGGCTCTGCTTAACAAAAGCCTTTACCTGGTGGTAGCTCAGCTTGGTAGAGTTCCCGGTTTGGAACCGGGATGTCGCAGGTTCAAATCCTGCCCATCAGACTTTGCGATTGCAAAACCGCTTGTATGTATGATATACTTACGCTTAGTAAATCAACAACAAGGGAGATTGGCCGATGGCCGGATTGCTCCATAGGATACATAGCGGATTAACCAAAAACACACCAGAAGCTAAAGCTGCTAAAGAGGTACGCATTACTAGCTCTGTGCCTCTTATTTCAGATCGTAATACTCAACCCAAAAGCCTACAAATAGATTTCGCATCTATGACTAAGTGGGCTTTTCGAGGTAACGAGCTAGTACATTCTTGTATAGGTGAAAGGGGAAAGGCGTTTAGAGAACCGCCTTTACGTATTTATAACGAGACTAACGATAAATGGGAAGAGGGCAATCCAGTTGAGGTATTACTGAAAGCGCCGAATCCATTTAGGAGTCAAGCGGAGTTTTGGGAATCAGTCGAGCAACACCTTTTACTTTGCGGCAATGCCTTTATATACAAAGCAAGGGATGAAGATGGTAACGTAGTCCAGCTCTGGCTCAAAAAGCCGAATCTTATTAAGGTCGTTCCCCATCCTACTAAGTTTATCAGTCACTATATCTATACTATTGCCGGTCAAGAGTACATGTTACCGGTTGAAGACATTATTCACGTTATGTATATCGACCCTGACAATGATTATTACGGAATATCCCCTTTGGTAGCAGCCGCTAAGAAAATAGATGCCGATAGTGAGCTTGGTACTTTTGCCAAACACGTATTGCTCAATATGGCAACTACCAGTGGGGTTTTTGTTACCGATAAGAAACTAGGCCCAGACGAACGGCAAATCTTGGAAGACAAGATGGCGAGTAGATACATAGGGGCAATTAGGGCTGGCTTGCCGATGGTATTATCCCACGGCATGAAATACGAGCAGACTTCCATGAATATGAAAGACCTGGACATTGGTAACTTGTCATCCTATGTAGAAAGCCGTATCTGTCTAGCCCTCCACGTACCGGCAATTGTTGTCGGTGCCAAGGTGGGGCTAGATCGCTCTACCTTTACTAACGCTGGAGAGGCTAGAGAGTATATGTATGAGAATACGGTTGCTCCTGAATGGCAAATGGTTGCTGACAAGGTAGGGTTCGATCTCTTAGGAGACTTTGGTATGTTAGAGGAGGCACTTGTTCCTCGATTCGATACCCGGCAAGTGAAGGCTCTACAAGAAAGCGAGACTGAGCTTTGGGAACGGGTAGATCAATTTGAAGGTTTAAGCATTGTAGAGAAACGGGTAAAGATTGGCTATGCCAAAGACCCTGATGGTATTGTCTACATGGATGCCAACAAGGTACCGGTCGATATCGAAACAGGTGAAGGCCTGACACCACGGGAACCTGACCCTGACTTAGCCGAAACCCCGGCGGGGCAAGACCCTGAGGGTGACGCTGCCAAAGCCAAAGAAAAAAAAAACAAACAGAAGCCAAAGCAAGAAGACTAGTAAGCCTACCAACCCCTGAACAGCGCCAACAACTCCTAGATAACCTTGTCGAAATAGAAGAGCGTAACCTTAAGACAATGACCTTTGCTTGTATCAAGGTCTTTGAACTGATTGCTATCGAGATTGCCGAACATTTAGACCGCCGCAATATCAAGACCTTGGAAGTCAAGGACTACCAACAGACTCTTGATGATGCAAGACTTAGAAAGAGACTTGAGCGAACGGTTGACAATGGATTACGGGAAAACATTACCGAGGTTATGAGCGAAGGAGCCGAGGGTACCCGTCGAACGCTTGGCTTTGGTTTTGGTCTGACACATGAGGAACGGGTTAAATATGCCAGAGAACATACCAGTAGACTCTCCGGCAGTATAGCCAAGACCAGCGTTGATGATGTTAGGGAAACGATTGCTAAAGGTATAGCAGAGGGCAAAGACCTCCGTAAGGTAAGAACTGAGTTGATGGAAAAGGTAGACGGTTGGACTGAGGCTCGGGCTGAGACTGTAGCCCGTACCGAAACCTTGAAAGCTGCAAATGAAGGTTCCCTTGCTGTAATGAAGAAAGCCGGTATCGAGTATAAGCAGTGGCTTGCTGCTCCAGACGCTTGCCCGTTTTGTAGGTCTCTTGCCGAACAAGTAAGCGCAATTGATTCCGAGTACATGTTGGACGATCATTCGATGGATATACCTCACAAGTCAAGGCCTGGTTATACGGATGCTATGAGCGCAAAGAACACCTACGGGGATATGACTACTCCTCCGGTACATCCCCGGTGCCGGTGTACGATTGCCGGTATCCCTGCCTCAGAAGTTCAAGACTTTGGAGAGGACTTTAGCGGGAAGTTCGATGATCGTAACGCTGACTACAATAAGCTTTCGGGTCTGGTTGACAATATGGATGATTTAGGTTTCCAATACAATGATCTTACTAAAGTCACTAATCGAGCGGTTATTGAGAACCTGAAACACGGCCTACCGGCCAATGTCCAAATCATTAAGTTCCAAGACCGGGTAAGTGTGATTATCAACGGTAGCAATGTAACTCCTGCCCTACAAAAGGTCTGGGGTGCCTTACCTAAGGTAGGCAAGATACTACATACTCCCCTAGTAGGTGGGGTTGAGGCATACAAGGATACCCGGTTAATGCTTACTCAGAGTGGTAAGATACCGGCTACCAATTACCACTTTACCAATGTACCAGCTAAGCATGTAGACCAGGTTAAGGCCGCTTTCGGAGAACTGGAGAAGAAATACGGGCCGGTGGCCGACCGTATAACAGATATTGGTAGTTTGTCCTATTCTGGCCCTGATAAACCGCCTATTGCTTATACCCAACGTGTAGCTGGCGGTAAAAACCGTATTGTTTTTGTCGAAGAGAATTGGGCGGTTAGTGAAGAGACTATTGATGATATGCTAACTAGCAGTTATAATGCCGGTTGGACTGCAACCCCTGGCACTAAGGGAGTTACCAACCATGAGTTCGGTCACCGAGTAGACGATTACTTGAGTCGTGTTGAAGGAGTTAATACTGCTCTACCCTATCCAAGAGGTGACTTCATTAGTGGTGTAGCGGAACTAGATTCTAGTCAAGAGTTTGCTGAGGTGTTTGCCTTACATGAGAGTGGCCTAGCCCCCGGTAACCTCCAAGTTCAGGCAATGGCAGAACTATTAAAGAAAGGTGGCTTACTACCATGATACCCTTCCCTCCAGACTGTGTAAGATGTAAAAACAGAACCGGTAGGAGAATATGTAAAGCGTTCCCAGAGGGAATACCTAAGGAAATCTACTTAGAAGAGTTTGACCATACTAAACCGTTTGAAGGCGACAACGGCATACGCTTTGAAGAGGAGAAACTAGACAAGGGGTAGCTTGGTCTGATATAATGCAAACTGGTGAACATTAATGTATGAATACTTAGAAACCAAATTAGAAATTAAAAGCTCTAACTTTCAGGAGCGTACTTTTGACGCTGTTGCTGCTGGCATTGGTAACGTAGACAACGGTAAAGATAAATTCCCTAAGGGCGCTTTTAAGCGCTCTATTGATGGAATGGTGAAAGCCGGGAAGGTAAAGTTTCTCGATGCTCATCCCCATAGATACCCAGGTGTACCTAGTACCAAGTTCATCATGGGTAAGGTTGTAAGCGCTTACGAAACTGACACTGAATTGGTTGTTCGTATTTATGTAAGCAATACCCCAGACGGCAATGATTTACTTACTAAGATTCAAGAGAAAGTAGTTGATGCTCTATCGGTCGGCTACTTACCCGTTAAACAACACTTTGAAAAAGATGGTGACGAGGTTATCAGAGTCCTTGAGGAGGTGAAACTGATGGAAGTTAGTGCTGTTATTTGGGGAATGAACGACCGGGCAACCATTGATGCTATGAGCGTTAAGGAAAGGGAAGAGGCCGATAGAATGAACGCTAAGGCTTTGACTATGGAGGCTACGTTGTATGAAGAGACAGCGGAAGATGCTCTGTGGAAATCTAACCAAGCTTTTAATAGCACTTTGAGAGAAATTATCTCAGATGATTCTATCGAAGATAAGCGCCCGTTGCTACAAAAGGCGCTAAACGATTACAAAGGTCTCTTGTCCAAATTACTAGGGCTAGATACCGCTGAGTTGACAGAGAACGAAGAGTTTGTTACAATCAGAGCCAACGAACCGCTTATTGCACTTCTTGAGGGTAAGCAGGCACTCAGCAAAGGAGAGAAAGACCCTCCGAAAGCTGACCCGCCTGATGCTGAGGGAACCCGCTCCGAAGAGGACGTTGAAGCTCTAAAACATAGAGTTACCGGGCTGAGGATTACTCAGTTGGAGTAACAACATGTAGAGAGAGACTTTAATAGAAAGGAGTGTAGAAAGAAAATGGCACCTAAAGTTAATTACAAAGAGAAGATTGAACAGCTAACTAAGGACATTACTACTGCCTCGCTTGAGGCTCGTACCATTATGGTCGAGTTCGAGGGTAAGGCAATGCCCGAGGGTAAAGCGGCTGATGTTGATAAGCTCTGTGTTGAGGCTGAGGATATGCAGATTGAAGTTAAGCGGTTGACGAGACTGCTTGGCATTGAACCTACTAAACCGAAACCTAAACCAGACCTTAAACTCCCGCATGGCGATGAAGGCGAAGAGAACCCCGCTGGTGGTACAATCGAAACCAAGGAAGACCCGGTTATCGGTTATATGACTATGGGCAAAGCGTTTACTATTGCCAAGGTTTACCTTGAGGGTAAGGCGGTTGGTTTTCAAGGCTCCTCACCGATGGCTGCTATGGAGGTTACCCAGGATGGTTTGGTACCTGTTACCGAGTCTGCTTGGGCAGAAATCAAGGCGAGTGATGTTACTACTTCAATCGCTGGTGCGCTTATCCAAAATGACCGAGTTGGCGAGATTGTTCGGGAAGAAGATAGGCCGCTAAGGATTCGTAACCTTTTAAGCGTTGGCCGTACCGGTAGTGATACGATTGAGTATCTGGAAGAGACCTTTGATAACCAGGCGGCTGGTGTTCCCGAAGTCTTTGTTGGTGAGGCTACTAAGCCGAAATCTGATATCCGGTACGAAGAGAAAACCGGTCTCGTTAAGCAAATCGCTCATTACGTTCGTATATCGAACAAGATGCTTGCTGATGCGCCACAATTGCAGTCAGTTATTGATACCCGTCTGTCCTATGGACTTGACTTGGTAGAAGAGAACCAACTGCTTTGGGGTACTGGAGCAAGTAACGATCTTACTGGTATTCTTAATACCGCTGGTATCATCGACTATGCAACCGCTATCCACGCAACCCGTGGTTCTAGTGACCCTGCCGATACCTTGCTTGACAAGATTAGGCGGTCTCGTACCAACGTAGCATTGCAGTTCTATGAGGCCACTGGTGTAGCAATACATCCGCTTGACTTTGAAGAGATTGAACTGCTTAAGGGTTCAGACAACCGCTATCTATGGGTTACTGTTCCTGATGGCGCTGGTATGCGCGTATGGCGACTTCCTGTTGTGGAGTCCGTAGCGCTTACAGACCCATCGGCTACTGGCGAACGTCACTGTTTAGTCGGCGCTTTCCGTATTGGAGCTAATATCTTTGACCGTGAAGGTACCAACATCGAAGTTGGTTACGCTAATGATGACTTCATCACTAACTACAAGCGTATTCGAGCTGAGAAAAGACTAGCACTTATAGTCTGGAGACCGGCAGCGTTCATTGACATTTTGACCAATGCGGCTGGTTCATAAGCTGAATTTATAACGGGGGGTTCGGAAACGGCCCCTCGTTTTGCTTGCCATAATAGTTACCATGCGCTAGAATGTGAAGCACTGTACAGTCTTCTAAGGTAGGTATCATGCTAAAGATAATCATTCAAGGGTACGGAATGGTAGGTAGTCATCTTCACTTATGTCTACAAAAGCTTGGTTTTGAAGATATTGCTATCCATGACCCGTACAAAGGTCTTGTTGTCAGTCCTGACTCGGCAACCGCTGAACAGGCTGATGTTCTTTTCTATTGTGTTAATGAACTAGACGGGGTACTTAAGGATGGTTACCTTATCGAATGTATGGTTGGTGGCTTGGTAATCATTAAGTCAACTATTGCTATAGGGGAAACCGAACAGTTACAGAGTATGTTCCCCGGCATAAAGTTTGTTTATATGCCCGAGTTCCTAAGGGAAGCTCATGCTCTTGAAGATATGATGCATCCTGACCATTTGATTTATGGCTCAGTAGACCCCGATTACTCAGCGCTTGCCAATGAACTCTTTATCGGCCTGAAAGCTCCCCGGTTCTTTGTAGAGCCAAAGGCGGCTGAGCTTTTTAAGCTGTTATCAAACTCTTACCCACTACTCAAGCTCATATTCTTTAACCAGGTATACGACCTCTGCCAAGACAGAGAGATTAATTATGAACAGGTAATCGCTCCGTTCAAAAATAACAAGTTTAACAGCGGTGAATATATGAACGTAGTCGATAAAGGTGGTAGAGGTGGCGGCGGTAAGTGTCTACCTAAAGATATCAATATCTTGCTCAATACTCTTGGTATCAAGGTGGAACTACGTACACTACTTAGGTATGTAGAATCAAGCAATGCTCACCTCCTAACGACCTTTCCAAAGGAGGAGAAATGACTAAGAACCTCTTTGTTTACGGTACTAGGCCGGAGCTAATCAAGCTATGGCCGATTATCGAAAAGACTAAAGATAAGTACGTTGTATGTACAGGACAACATGAAGGGCTATTGGATAAGGAACTACTTACCCCTGACTTGAACCTGAACATAATGAGACCAGGCGCTAGTTCACTCTCTGTTCTAGATAAGGTCATGGGTATTATGTCTTGGGTATTGGAGTACCGTAAGCCGGAACGAGTGATTATACAAGGAGATACAGCAACCGCTTTTGGTACGGCACTAGCCGCTTTCCATGCCGGGTATCCAATATACCATGTAGAGGCTGGTTTACGTACTTGGGATAAAGACCAACCTTTCCCTGAGGAAGTCTATCGGCGTTCAATATCAACAATGGCAACCTATCACTTTTGCCCTACTGTTGAATCGAGTAGGAATATCATACCGTTTGAAGTCCTACCAATCCCCGGCTCCAATGTCACGGTAGCCGTTACAGGCAATACAGTAGTTGACGCTGTACAAGCGTTGGCTCCTGACAACCCTGCTTTAACGGAGGACGTTCTAGTAACTCTCCATCGGCGGGAAAGCCCTGTAGAGGAGTACGGTAAAGCGCTTACTCAATTGATTGAACAAAACCCCCGGTTTAACTTCAAGGTTGTTATTCATCCCAACCCAATAGGCCAACGGCTAAAGGAAATCTTACCGGTTTGGATTGATTCTGATAATCTACAGTTACTTCCTCCAATGGATTACTTGGCCTTTCTACGGGAACTTGCCTCTTGTTATCTGGTTCTCACTGACTCGGGCGGTCTCCAAGAAGAGGCTCCTGCCCTAAACAAGCCGGTTGTGGTTATGAGAGAGAAGACAGAACGGCCAGAGGGCTTGGGGTTGACCTCTCGGTTAGCAAGACCCGATGAACTGGTTAATGTTACTGAGCGATTACTATACGATAAAACAGAGTATTTCTTAACGGCTGGTGCCAAGAATCCCTATGGTGATGGTAAGGCCAGCGGTAGGATAGCCGAGGTGCTAAATGCTTAAACAATCAAAGCTGATAGACGATAAAAAATGGGTATTGTTACATAAGTGGCATTATAGGGAACGGTATGCTATTCTATTGGAGCAACCGTATGGTAAGACTCTAGAAGTAGGCTCTGCTCAAGGAGTATTCACTACCATGCTTGCTAAGAAAGGGATAGAGGTTACTGGTATAGATATTTTTGTACATCTGTTGGCTATTGCTGCTGATACAGCAAACATCAATAGAGCAGCAAAAGTTCCTACGTTTCTTTTACAAGATGTAACTAATATGGTCGATATCGGTAACAATACGTTTGATACGGTTGTTTGCTCAGAGGTCTTGGAACACCTACCTAATCCTGGGGTTGCCGTTAGTGAGATAGCAAGAGTATGTAGAGGTAATGTTTACATTACGGTACCAAGAAAAGGCATTATGACACCGGAATCGGTACCTGGTCACATACAGAACTTTGATAGACAAACGATTGTTGGCTTTGTAGAAGCAGCCGGATTAACAGTGACCAACCAATTTGAAGATAAAATATACAGCTATGTCTTTTCAACAAAGGAGAAAACCTAATGAGAATGTATGTCTACATGCCTGTTGCTAAGTTTCCAGACGGTTCCAGGTACAAATACTATACCCTATTGCAAAAGGAGTATGGAGGTATACCTTTAGAGACTGACCGACTTACCGCTGGCATGGATGAATATCAAAAAGAACTTACCCTGTTGGGTACTCAATTAGAGAGTATTGTACCTGATTTGATATTCTTACATGGCGATTGGTGTAGCTATTACAAGTTGGCGATAAAAGCAAAGATACCCTATATCTTATTCGAGCAAGATGTTTATAGTTTACGAGCTGCTAATGACTCAATACCTGCTCCAAAATATGCTAAGGCAAAAGAACAAGAACAAGAAATGATTGAATCGGCTGCTGGTGTTATTTTCACCAGTGAAGACCATGTAGACTATTGCTTGGAAAGATATGATGTACCTAATTATGAGGTTATCCATTTACGGCCATTGAAGCAAGACCTGGCTTTTGCTCCCTTACCAAAACTACCAGGCAAACATCTAGTATATGCTGGTGGCATTACACCGAACAGCGGTACCTTGTATGGTTATCGGGCTTATGTAGATATGTTGAACGATTTTCAAGAAGCTGGTTGGACAGTCCATATCTATACTAACAAAATCCATGAGGTTCACCATCGACCCTATATCAGGGCGGGAATGACAATACATCCTTGGTTACCTTACGGAGAATTGCTAAAAGAAATGAGCCAATACACGGCTGGCTTACAAGCATATGTAAAAGATGGGGTACCTGAGGGTTCATTTAACTATACGCAAGCTTGCCGACCAAACAAGGTCTGGGATTACCTAGCGGCTAATATCCCTACAATTGGACTTTACCCCGGCAACTGTGCTAAAATATACGAAGAAGGCGGCTGGGGCTTGGTTGTTCCAGATACCAAGTTGGGAACATTAAAGAACCTGGAACTGCCTAATTTTCCAGACAGCTTGCGCTTTGAGCATGTAATGGAAAAAGATTTAGATAAGTTTGACAGAGTAATTGAAAATGCCCTTATTCGTTCTAAGAGCAAGAAAGTTAAAAAGAAAAGAGTAAAAGATATAAGAGTAGCTCTAAGGAAAGGAGAGGTTGAGGTGGGAAGAGAGGGTACACATTGGTTCCGGCTAGAAGGGCCGGTTATGGAAGATGGTAAGTTGCTTCATGGTCGTGGTAAACGCATACCAATGAGTGAAGCTTTAAGACTTGGCTTGTACAAAAAAGAAACAATTAAGAAAGAAGAAGTTATTAAACGGGTTGAACGTAAGAAAAAAGAGAAAGAGAAAAAGGACAAGAAACCTGTTGTTAAAAAAGAGCCTAAGAAAGAGCTTGTCAAGATCGAGGTTAAACCCTTGATCGAGCCTCCAGAACATAAAGAGGCTCATAAACCTAAAAGGATTAGTGTACCTACTAAGTTAGATGTAGGGCATGATAAATCTGAAAAGAAAGAGAGGGATAACTAATGGCTGGTTCAAAATCTGATTTTCTGGAAAATGCGGTTATTCAGCACCTTTTTGAGTCTGATTTCTCGGCTCCGGCAAATATGTATGTAGCACTTTATACATCGGCTCCGACTGATTCAGGCGGGGGTGTAGAGTGTACTGGTGGAGCGTATGAACGTGAAGCGGTTGCTCGGCAAACTGGCTGGACTTCTGCCGGTAATGCTACTGAGAACGCATCAGATATTACCTTTACTGAGGCTACGGCCTCCTGGGGTACTGTTGTAGCGTTTGGTCTGTTCGATGCGCTTTCTGCCGGTAACTTGCTCTATTGGGGCGACTTAACGACTTCAAAATCCATCGACAACGGCGATACTGCTAAGATACCTGCTGGTGACTTAGATATCACCGAGGATTAAGCTACCGTTCTACCTTTAGCTAAAGGATTGCTAAATCTTGCAAGATTGGCGGGTTTAATAGACCTGCCTTTCTGCATAAAAGAAAGGA